GTTGAGATGGACCAACGGTAAAATAACATAGGACTGATGCAGATCCAGCGTTAGTTAAAGGTGTCCCTGATTCCTGACTATCCATCGTAATTGTAAAGGTATTAGTAGAGGGAACCGATGTAACCATAAACTTTTGATCTTCAAAAGTTGCTGTTCCATAAGTAGATCCTGAAGGCAAAGTTACATTGTCAAACATAACAATATCGTCTTCATTTAAACCATGAGATGTACCACCAGTGTTTATCGTAACCGTTGTTGAAGAAGAGGTGCTGGTAAAATCAGCTCCTGTTATAGTAGTTCGTATTGGATGGATATCATAAAACAATCCTTCTGAATAAACGTATAAAATTCTATTTGTTCCTATGGCAGCATATTTAATACCTGAGTTATCATCAAAATGATGAATAGCTCTTGCTGCACCTGTTAATTTATCGTCCCCAAGTTGAGTCCAACCGCCTATTTTTTCTGGAGTTCCGTATCTAAATCTAACATTGTCACCATCAAACCATTGACCTTCAGCGCCGGTTTCAGTAACTTGTTTATTAAATCCTGGTAAAAAGCCTAGTTTTTGTAGCATAGTTTTGCCATAATACAAGATTTTTAGGTTTTTGGTAGCCTTAATTTAATCGGCTCTTAGTCGTATATTACCAGAAACAGTTATTCTATAACGATTACTTGTATAGAAAGGGAATACAGTATGGACTTGTTTAGAAGGAAATAGTATAATTTTGCCTTCAAAACTTTTATCTACGTTTAAAGGGTCAGTAGAAATTTCTCCATCAATATTAATATTTTGAAAAGCAAACTTAGATGTCATAGGTCTAGCATTATCTGCAAACATTTTTGTAAAATACGTCTCTTCTTTTTTTAAGTCATACGGGATTTGAATAAAGACAACAAAAGAATATACACCAGCATGATCATGAGGTGGATTAAACTCATACTTCTTTTGATAATTAACCCAAAGCCTATCTAAATAAAAAGGTTTGTCATGAGAAACAATAGCTAGTTTTTTACTTCTTTCTACTATAACGTCTGCATTAAGAACTGTCCTTAATAAAAAATCATTAAAATTTTTAGGCACCTCAGTAATATAATATTCTTCGTTAATATGCCCTATAAGTTCTTTCTTTACCCTATTGTGTTTCTTTTTTGCATTGTCACAAGCTTTCCTTAAATCTTTAAAGATTTTATCTGGAAGACTTATGCCTGCAGCTTTTACTCCATTAATTTTAGAAAAAGATTGTTCCCAATTAGATATCATAATAAACTATACCATCCCGTAATTATATATTTGTCATGTTTTTTAGATACTTGACCTTTGTGAGTGTGATGCCAATCTGGTGGCCACAATATAGTTAAACCTTTTTTAGCAGGACACGTTATTTTTTGATATTTAAAATCAGTGCCACCATCAGGAACATCGTTTAAATAAGTCATAAAAACTAAAACCCTGCTAGTGCTTTTAGGATTTAATCTTTCATAATGCCATATTTTAAAACCTCCTCCTGGTTTATAGTGTTGCACATTCATTGGTTCAACAACATTAAACTTAGTAAGATACTGCATGTCAGAATACTCCTGCATATATTTTTCTAAACATTTTTGAAGTGCATCATCGTACTCTCTAAAAGGCGATAGACCTGTTCCTTTTCTTACATAAAAATCAAACGATTCTTTTTTATCTGGATCAACAACCGATTCGTTAGTTGTGTTATACATCTGTCCCGGTGATCTATATGCTTGTGGCAAGTTATTAAATGTATCTATAATGTTATCACATATTTTAGGATCAATGTAATAACCTTTTATAAAAGTTTGGTCTGGAAATTTATGTTCTTTCATGTATTAAATTTTTTCTATGTATTGGTGGTTGATTATTACTTTTAAGTTTTTTTAAAAAAAACACAAGAGTTAATCTTTCTTGGGTAACCTCATAATTGCCTGCATGAAAATAAGTTCCTGGATATACTATGAGTCTGTTGTATACATTATTTACTTTTACAACCTCTTTAAAATCTTGATTACAATCTTTTATTAATTTTTCATATCTAGCTACTTCTTTCTTAGTTAGTTTATTTTGGTCTACTTTATAAATTTCTTTTTTCTTTGAACCTAATTTTTCATCATATTCTTTTGATCTTTTTTTAGTTGACATATAGATAGAGGTTCCTGAATTTAAATCAGGTTTTTTATTTAAATAAACTACTCCAGCTAACAACACGCCAGAGTCTTGATGAACCAAACCTTTATTAAGAACATGGTTAATTTGTTTTTTATTAAATGGTTTAATTTTTTGAAAATGCATTGAAACATCTTCATAACGAATATCAGCTGAATTAAGATTATAATATAGAGATAATACTTTACAGACTACACTATGAAAAAAATCATACTTTAATAAATGTAAACGATCTGTTCGTTTACCAGGATAAAATCCATTTGATTGTGTAAACTTTAAACTATTAGCTAATTTTACAACTTCATCAGGATTAGTAAAAAAATCATCAACAACACTTATTGGAAAAATATTATTCATAAATTTTTATTTCATTATCTTTATTAACATGCTCATCTAAAATATCTAAAAAATCTAGATTCCACGATATTATTGTTTTAATAGAATGACTATTAGATTTATTAGACCTGTGTATAAAATGACATGGAAAGAATAATATGTCTCCTTCCTTCACATTTATTGAAAAACCTTTATCTAAATTATCTGCATATAAAAATTCTGTGTTTGGTGCATCGTCAGGTAGTTGTAAATAGTATGTGCCTGTATAATTCCTAGCATGAGTATGCCATCCATGTGTCTGTTTATATCCATATTGTTGATACCATAATTTAAATAATTGAATGTTTTTATACCCTAATTTATTTGCAAAATATTTTAATTGATTACCAAACACATGTTTATATTTTTTAGCCCAAGGTCTATTCTCTAAATCATCTGCTAAAGGCCAATCTGATTTTAACAAATCATCTCCAAAATATTCATCCTTTTTTTGAAATGCAGAATCACTTGCTTGATTAATTAAATTTAATAAATCATGTTTAATGTGATCATGATATTTCATTTTATCTTTAATTATTAAACTATTAAATTTATATATTTTCATTTAAACTGAGGTCCATTTACCCAACACACTAAAGAATTTCTTTCACCCTTAGTTACAGGAGTTACTTCATGAAGCATATAGCTTGGAAATATAAACAAAGATCCTTTATTCTTTTTCATTGTAACTGGATCATCAGACCAATATAAATTTAAATCTCCTCCTTCATACTTGGTTGGATCTGTTAGTTGTATAGAAATTGATAGCTTTCTCACTATACCATCAAACATACAATCAATATGCCTTTGATAATGGCCTTCTCCTGTTTTGTAATTAGTATATTGAATACCTTCTAATAATCCTGTTATATCAAAATTAAAATATTTATTGTTTAAGTCTAAAATAGCAGAGCTTAATCTTTTAAATAACCATGCATGTGTTGCATCTGGGCTTAAAAATTTTATGTAACTACTTCTAATTTTTTCATTAACTTTGTCATCTTTATTAACTCTACCTTTTCTAGTTTTAGACTTATTAAATTTAACAATTTGATCACATTCTTTTTCGGATAGAAATTCATCTATCCATGCATAAGAATTAATTTGGTCAGTTTTAAAACTCCAAGAGTGAAGTATAGGCTTTCTCATAAAAGAGAAACTATATTACATGTTATAGAAAAATCAAGAATTATCTAGCTATCCAAGTGCCTGTATCCGGGTCCCAAGACCATGTGCTTTCGTCACTAAATTTAACGGCATCCCAACGTTGATCAGCTTCATTCCAAAAAATACTGTAACCTGCTGTTTGATTTGCACTAGGGTATGCTACCGGAGCTTGCCAAGAATAATTTGACATTTCTTTTACCCAACTAGGAAAAGGGGCTACATGCCAAAAAACTTGATTAGCTTCATCCCACTCTCCACCTATCATTGCGCTATTACCTCTAAATGGCGTTTGGCCTTTAGACTGTGTATTGTTTACAGTATACTTATCGTATTGTTTCCAAATAGCATTAGGCTCTTTGTATAAAGTTCTTAAAAAGGCTTCACCTTTTGCTTCACTTGCAGCACTGCCTTCATCAACTAAACCAGTTCTAATGACAATGTTATTTTCGTCTAATTGTGCAAAATATTTATTAGCCATTATGGTGCATAGCTCCCGCTACTAGTAAATTTTACAATAGTATTAGTTCCAGAGGTAGTTATCGTAGGACTTCCGGTTGTACCATCACTATTATTAAAATTTTCAGTTGGTACACTGATGATTACAACTCCATCACCGCCAGCTCCTCCGTGATAGTTTGCACTGTTATACCCGCCGGCACCTCCGCCGCCGCCCAATCCATCTGTGGCATCGTTTCCAGCAGTTCTTTGTCCTTGTCCGCCGCCGCCAGATCCTCCTGGGCCACCGTTTGTTCCGGTGTCATTTCTTCCGCATCCTCCGCCACCTCCAGCGTAAGTTACAGAAGATCCAGTAATTGAGTTAGCTGTTCCGTTTCCTCCAGAGCCGCCGTTTCCGCCTCCAACTGTTTGTCCTCCATTGGATGCTCCGCCACCTCCAGCTCCCGATTCTTGAGTAGTTGTGTTTACGTTTCCACCATTATTTCCTTCAGAAGGAGTATATCCTCCTTGGTTTCCAGATCCTCCGGTAGATCCTGGAGAGCCTGAATAAGCTCCTCCTCCGCCACCAGATCCGCCTGGGTCACCATTTCCGTAGTGGTTTCCTCCACCGCCTCCGCCTGAAGACGAGAAGGTACTAAATTCTGGACTTGCAATAGATGAGGCATTACCATTTACTCCAGATGGTGGACCAGATCCAGCACCTGTTCCCACTGTTACTGTGATTGTGTTACCAGTTGAAATTGTTTGAGTAGAGAGAGTCCGATATCCTCCGGCTCCCGCTCCGCCTCCAACAGTTCCGCCAGATCCCCCGCCAGCTACAACTAGAAAATCAACGTTGTATTCTTGAGGAGCTTTACCGCCAGCACCAAACCCTAATTGGTTATAACCAAACATAGTTTTACCTTTGGCAGGTAGTTTGTTTTTAGTATTTTTTCCGTCGTGATTTATTATGTTTTCACCAGGTATTTTTCTCATGTTCTAACTCCTTATAGGTCGTTAGCAGCATCAGTAGTGAAAAATAGTTTTACCCCTAGAACTCGACATTCACCTGTAAAAGTATCACTGCCATCAGCTGCATCTCTAAATAATTGAAAATAAGTTTGCTCACCTGCTGCTGGAGATCCAGCAACTGTCATAGCACTACTCTCAGATGTAATTTGTTGATCTTCTACTGTGCCAATACCGGCATCTGTAACATTTATTGCAGTTCCGTAAGCAACATCAATAGTGTCACTATCAGCACAAGCTACTGCTTGTAGACCAAAAATTGCATTTCCTGTGTTTGTAGTAGAAGGTGACCAGTAAACTTGATAAGTTAAAGTCCCTTCGTTCCATGATTTTGGCATAGCTACTGTAAATTGAGTATATTGTTTTGTGCTAGCATCAAAATCGAATACTTTTAAATCTGGTCTTGTCGCTGTTGTTTCTACTTGAGCCTGGTCTGCAGGGTTAGTTGTTGGACCATACATAGCTTGAGCTGGTATCCACATAGTTTCTTTTCCTGCAATTTTAACCGCAGAAACGTTTCCACCGCTATCTTCAGCTTGTATAACTCCAGTTCCTTTTGTTTGTAATGCAATACCGATATTAGCATCATCACCAGAAGCTGTAAGTGATGGGTTGTTACCTGTAGCAGCATTAGCTAATGTAATTTCGTTAACAGCGGAACCTGTTGCTGTTACTAAAGCTAGTTCAGCTCCGTTAGTATCTAATATGGAAGTGCCTATTGCAGGAGACGTTAAAGTTTTATTTGTTAACGTCTGAGTTCCTGTCAGAGTTACATCCCCTTCCCCTAAGCCCGTGTCGAAGACACCAGTGTTTGTTGCAACACCATCCAAAAATATTATTTTAGTTGTTTTATCAGTTGCTGAAAAAGTAAAAGTTGCCCCAGAACCTGAAGCTGCTTTTAATTGTACTGTATAAGCACCTGAAGTTCCGTTTTCAATGATGTAAAAATTTTCTGTATTTACTGGGAAAGTTACGATTTGGTTTCCAGATATTGTACCTGTTAATTTTAATACTCTATTTTGAGCTTTACCTGTTAAAGCTCCATTATCGATATCTAATGCTGTCGTTTGTGCACCACCTGCAATAGATACTTCTAAGAATCCACCAAGTAATTGTTCAACAAGATTTAAATTTGCGTTTGTTTTATCACCCCAAGTACCGGCATTTTCACCGGTTGCCATTAGTTCTAGGCCGAGATCTGAATATGATGATGCCATAATTTTTTTTCTCCTATGCTATTTTACTTAAGCTACATACGTATAAGACGTATTTCCAGTTATGTCAATATATTTATATCCTAACGGAGCTACGTCTCCTACAGCTGTTGTAGCTTCTAAACCAGCTAATCCTACAGTCATTTCCGTAGGAGTTATTGATCCTACAGAAATTGTAGCGTTTTGTCCAGAAGGAATATATGCCATTTCAATAATAACTGATCCAATATTAGTTGTTGCAGTTGAACCAACAGCATTAACTATTTCTTGTGAACCTGTTGCTAAATTTCCTAAAGATATTGTGGCTTCTACTCCTGAAGGAATTCCTATTATACTTTCAGGACTAATTTCACCTACACCAGTTGTTCCAACAAAAGAAGCTAAACCTACTAATTGATCAGAACCATCATTAACATCTAACTGTCCTAGACCAACAGTTGCTGTAATACCTTGAAGTTGTTCAGGTATATCAAATTGTGTTATTGTAGCTGAAGTTAATTCAAAACCTGTTATTCCAACTGCATCTTCAGGGTTAATAGTAAATGTACCCCAACCATTATTACCCCAACTAATTTCTCCCCAACCGCCATTACTTATTGATGCAGCAAGACTATCAGGAGCTGTTAGTTCTAAAGTTAATCCCGATTCACCCCAGTTTTCAGCTCCCCAAGTATCACCACCCCATCCTTGTTCAGGAAACGCGGTTAAATCACCTATAGAAACAGTTGCACCTACACCAGATACTGCAACTGTGGGACTATTACTTTCACCCCAAGGTTCTTCACCCCATTCAGCTCTACCCCAGCCCTGTTCAGAAGATGCTGTCAGTGTACCAATTGCAGAAGTTAAACTTAAACCTGTAAGAACAGCAGTGTCATCGTTAAGTTCTCCCCACTCACCATTACTCCAAGTGTCAGCTCCCCATCCTCTATCAGGTGAAGCAATTAAATCTCCTACGTTTGATGTAGAACTTTGTCCGGTTAAAAAAACTGTAGCTGTATTTTCACCCCAGTCTTCAAGACCCCAAGTATCTCTACCCCAACCTTGAGAAGGAAAAGCTACAACTGATCCTAGTGATGAAGTTGCAGAAGAGCCACTTACAGCAACAGTAGTTGTGTTTTGTTGACCATAGTCTCCTTGGTTCCAAGATAATGCACCCCATGTAGTTTGAGTAACATCAATAGCACCTCCCATTCCAATGCCATGAACATAACAATAATAATAAAAATCTGTAGATGATGCTGGTGTTATTTCAACATACCTTGTAGTTGCAGCATTAAAAGATGTGGTATTTGAATATGAAGCTTGGTTAGAAGCACCATCTAAATAATAAGTTACACCAGACGAAATAATATTACCGCCTGGATCTGAAGTGTTTGTTGTAAATAATAATGGATGAAAATTATTTGAAGAGTCGCTTTGATCAAAACGAAGAGTAGCGCCTTCTACCCATTCAAGGGCCATGTCACGTACTCCATCTAAATAAAATACGTTTCCTGTCCCACCTGAAATGTAGAGGGTTCCGCTGGCGACGGTTACTGTGTACGTCTTGTCAGCCATAAGGATGTACTCCTTATGCTATTCTAACTATAGCTGTTGTCGCTGCTGCTGCTGGGAATTGCACTGTGAAAGTTCCAGAAGAAACTGTTTTGTCTCCTCCAAAAGCTACCGCACAAACTGCAGGGTCTCCTGTTGCAGTGTCGTTATAGATTAAACATCCGTTTGCTGTGAAAGATGCAGAAGTAAAACTTATATCTGCAAAGTCACAAACCGCAGTTGATGAGTCTAAAACAGGTGTAACACTTGTAAGTGCTTTTCCACCCGCTGTGTAAGCTGACCCGGATGTATTAGTTATTTCATCTGATGTTGAATATGCAGTTGTACCTGCTCCTAAAGTTGCAGAACTTGTGTAGAGTGCAAGTTTGAAAGAATTTCCAGTAGTTGCCGTAAAATTATGAACAGCTTTTAGAATCTCTACTTTGAAGCTATTGCATATTGCCGATGTTATTGCCATAATTTTTTCTCCTCAATTTACGGAGACGGTGACTTGACTGGTATTCTAACTGTTCCGTCAGTATAATCGTCTCGTCTTCGTCTTCCAATTTGCATTCCTGCAAACTGTTGTATAGCATTTTTATATTTATTTTCATACAATGTCAACATCTCTATTGGACCTTTTAAATAGCCATACGCTTCTACCAAACAAGCATATAGTAGACCCTGTGGAAAGTACTTACTAATGTATGTACCAGAGGTTTCACTCTCTAATCCGAGAGGTACCATGTTGTAATAAATTCTAAATATGTAGTTTGCATCTGGTGTGGGAGCAATATACATGCCTCCAGAAGTAGTGCTTGAATCACCTGTTGCACCTCCAAACATCGCATAATATTTAGGAAAACCTGTTACTGAATTAGCTGTATCTGTAGGAGATTGAATCTCTCCTGATGGACCAAATTTTCTATCTACATATTCTGAAAGATACGTTTGGTCTTTTTTCTCTAACCATGTCCCATTACCCTCACTATTTGTAGTAGAATTAAATACCTCTACTCCTCTAACAAATAACGTACCTGTAGCTCCTTTTGTGCCTTTACCAGGGACATTTATTGTATTATCATTAGCAGCAAGTGTTCCTTCTGAAACATATCTACCAGAGTCCATAGGAAGTTCTGAATAAATTCTAAATTCTGCATTTTCTATAAATCTATTTAATATAGCATCAGTAAAAACACCGCTATCTACTTCGGTATAGTTTCTAATATCTGTTTGTAAGTTTGCTAAGTTGTATCCAGCCATATTTAACTCCTATCATTTATAGGTCCAATTGTACAATTAAAACCACCTCCTGTTGCTGTCCCAGTAGCTGCGCTCTCTAAAGTTACTGTAAAACCCGTTTGCACAGTTTTAAAAGCTGCATTTCCCTGACTATCATTATATCCCGCTGGTTCTTGTCTAGTTAAAAGCGATGCTATTTTGAATCCGCCAAAAACTTTAGCCCCAGATTTATGAGATGTAGCTGTAGTTTTCTTTGGAGTAATTCCTCTAAAAGGAGCTGATGTCCCTCTTACACATCCTGTTAAATCAATTCCTGAAATTCCTGTATACTCAACAACTTCATTTTCAAAAATTCCAGTAGTGCTGTTTACTTTTTCAATTACGATAAACCCACTTGAAGGCATGTCTGTAGTATAATCTAATGTTATTGTAGTTGCACTATCAGTTATATCTCCCTGCAAAACCATTCCAGATACTTGTATTGTATTTTTATCAACTCCACCTATAACTGTTTCTTTAATATCTCTAAACCTTACAATATCATTAACGTGCATAGCTCCGTTTGGAAATGAAACTGTTAAAGTTGTATTTGATGCAGTCGTAAAAGGATTGTTTGGTAAAAAATCCTCTGTTGGAAATTCTGTTCTTGCAGGTCTAGCTCTTTGTAAAGCTTGAGGATCTGCCATTGTAGGCTTTGGTTCTAACTGTGGTTGTTTTGGTTCAAATTCTGAAATGTGAACAAAAGCTCCGTTCCATTCTCTAACCATTTCATTGTATGGAAAAGCTAAACCTGATCTATCAGATATTGCTAATGCATATTTACCTTGAGAAAATACAGCCATTAGCTAATCCCCGGATAGTATACTTTTGGTGAAATATATGTAGAGTTAGAAGAACCGTCTTCATCTTCTGCTCTTAGTAACTCATCTTCATATAAAAGTTTTAATTCTTGCACTCTTTGTGGAGCATATTTAACTGCAAGATAGTAAGATAAACCCGCGATCATACAAGGAATAAATCTGTAAGGCACGTCTGTTGCATTAGTATATGCACCTACATCATCAATTCTTTTTGTATAATAAAAATTTATAAAATCTCCAGCTTGTGAACTACCTGGAGTTAAATATAAAGTCATGGTAACTTTATCAATAAATCTTTGAACCCAGTATTGAGTTGGCAATCCTTTATCAGTTTTATTTGAAAAACCTTGATATTGCGATCTGCTAAGTTTTGTCATTGGAGTATCAATGTTTGTTGAAGAATCTCTAAAATTAGCTTCTTGAATATCTGTCATTCCATTTGGAAATTGTGTAACAGTATCTCCTGATGTGTGAGTAGCAGCAGTGCTACCATTAATTCCTCGAGTACACCCTGTTAAATTTAAACTTGATATTCCAGTATAAGAAATTTGTTCGCTATTAATTGTAATAGTCCCGCCAGTTGTTGGCATTCCTGTAACAGAAGCTACGCCGATGGTCGTAACAGACGCGTTTATTCCTGCAGATAATGTTGTTGTAATACCATTTGAAAGACCATCAGACGGGGATCTAAAAAAAGTATAAACAGCTTGACCATCAACTAACGTAACATTTTGGTTTTTTACTTCCCAAAATTGTAAACCTCTGTTACCCCATTCTGAAAATAAAATATTTAAAGATCTCTTGGCAGTTTTTAATTGATACCCAGAAACCCCCTGCATTCCAATACGCTCGTATGCATCTTCAATAATTTCATCTATGCTTAGGTGCTTATCAAAAACATAAGAACCCGAGGTAACATTAGCCACTCAGACCTCCTATCCAGCTGTTAAATTTGGACCAGAATATTTGTCTGTTAATAAAGTGTAAGCAGCAACATTTGTTTTAGTTTTACAAAAAATTCCTTTTGGAAATAAAATTCCATCTTCAGGAAAATTAAAATTAATTACATCACCTGTTGGAACATCTGCAAGAAATAAAGTTGCTCCTGAGTTTGATGTAGTTGTAAGTTCTAAAACACCTGCACCACCACCATCAGACGCAATAATTATACCTCTTAACCTTACTGGTGGAGTTATAATTGCAGATGTACCTGCAGCAGCATCAGATCTAGTAGCTTGTATATCATTTTTAAACGACATTTGTTTCTCCTTAAAATTAACATGTGGGGCCGAAGCCCCACACTAATTAATTATTATGCGCTTACGCCTGTTCCAGCCACTCTAGATTGGAACGTGTTAAAGTAATCAACCACTAAGTGATTAGCGTTTGTACCTTTGTGTGCAATCATCATATTAATTTCTAACGCAATATCATCTGGTACAGTTGTAGCAGCTTGAACTCCTACAGGGTTTCCATTTAAATATAACGTATATTGATTTGAAGTAACTCCTAACGCACTTCCAGCAGGTTGATATACAAAACCTAATCTAACTGAATTAGTTGGTTTAGCTTGAACCGTTGCTGTTTGTGTAGGGACAGTTGAATCTTCAAAAGTAAAAGTAGATCCACCTGCAGAACTTAACATATCAAAAGATACACCTGCTCCATTTTTTCTAGAAATGAATTGTATTGTAGTTGTATCTTGTAGGTGTGAGAATCCAATACCATCAGTTGGTAAAGTATCAGAATCTACATAACCATCCTGAGCAAAACCGACAAAAATATTTGCGTCACTTACATCTGTTACTGCGATGCTAGTTTCAAAATACCATTTGTTAGTTGATAAGTATTGCCAAACCTCTGGGCCTGCAACACCTTGGATTTCACCAGCTGCAGGAGCATTATCTCCTTGTCTTAACCATCCACCAGCATATTGTGCTAGTTGAAAGTCAGATCCACCTGTTGATGTGACTGACCAATCACTTGCGTTGTAGATTGTAAAGTCATTTTGATACGCTTCTTCTTGTTCGTATCCACCTGTAATAAGAGGTTGTTTGATTCCACTAAATACAGAAGAACCTCCATCTTTTCCTACTACGTTAGTAACTCCATTTTTAAAATGTGTTGTCATATAATCAGCGCCTCCTTTGCGCCAGTTATTTTCACTAAGAAGAAAATAACCAATTTATAACTTAGTTCTTAGTGTGACTTTTATACAATAGTTTTTAGTAGAGCGCAAGAGAGCCTGCAGTGTGGATTGGATTTTTCCAACGATGTAGCTTTTTATTAAGTAGCTACAGAAACTTGTGGAGCAGCGTCTTCCACCTTATTTAACAGATGCTCTTTTTTAGCCTCTGCTAATTTTATATGGCTAATTACTTCTCTGACTCTTCGGTCAATCTTAACCATGTTGAGAGTATATCTACCCTCTTTAAGATGCTCCTGCTCCCATTCTAGGTCCAGACCCTTTTTCTTCGTGTAAAGGTCGTTTAGATGTTGTTGCATCTCCATCGATAACCTCCTCATAGGTTATTCTATTTACTCTTGGATCCATCATTTCTCCAAGATGTTCCCATTTTATATCACCTTTTCCCAATCTGTCAACAATAGAATTTTCTATATCTAAAGGACCATCTAGACAAGTAACAGTAAAATCTGCGTGATATTGATAGGCATTAATTTGAACTCTGAATTTTTTAGGGTGCATTTTTCCTTTCTATTTTGTGATTGTGGCGGGATTGTGTCCCGCCACAAAAATTTAAATATTAAGCACCTGGTGATGCAAATATACCTCTAGGGTCAGATACACCAAATACGTATCTTTCTCTAGCTTTGTATCTTACGTTACCAGTATCGAAGTCACCTTCCATTTTTGTAGTCAATGGAGCTCTTTCAAAATGCTTCATACCATTTGGCACATCTGTGATTAGATAGAACGCATCAGTGTCAGTTAAGAAATTGTTAACCACATATCCTTGTGGAACCATTCCCATAGATCTGATTGCATTGATATCATTATCAGCAGTTCCAACTCTACCTGCAGACTTCATAAGTCTTTCAGCAGTAAATTGTAATGCAGATGGAATGATCATCTTCTGCGCTCTAGCAGCGATTTTTAAACCTCTTTCATCAGTAAGCGCTGCAATGTCAATCATTGATTGCTCTAATGAAGTTTCGTTTAAGTCCGCAGCTGTTGCCAATGTATTACTGAAAGTTCCAGCAATCCT